ATTGTATGAAATCAAATCAATAAAGTTTAATGGTTTATAATTTTCATCGTTTGTTTTTAAAACCATATACTTGTTTACTACCTCACTAATATTAATTGGGGTAGTTAATGTTGTCATACCATCAACAACAAAAAAATTATTATGTTTAGTTACAAAGATTCTTGTTTTATTGTTTTGTTCTATTTTTTTAAATTCTTCAATTATAATATTGGCTATTAAATTACATAAATTTTTTCCTTTTAATTTAGAGTAGACATTGTCCATTTTTGATTTAATTTTTTTAAGTATTTATTGACTCAATAGTATTAAAACTTTTTAACACTATAAATAAAAAATTATAAAAAATATAATATAAATTAAAAAAAGAAAAATTCAGTTAGATATAATCTGAATACAAATCATTGATTTGTTTTTCTAATAAACGGTAGTCAGGGTATTCGGGAGCTCTAAAATCCAAATAGTCTTCAGTTTCATTAAACCAATCTTGGATAACATTTTCCAAATTTCCTTGATACTCAAATTGATTATCAGGTTCGGTAACGTGCATATTGATGTATTCAGGTACTATTCTTTTCAATAGATTAGTGACATCAACTCTGAATGTTTCTTTATTTACTATAGTTCCATCAATCTTTTTGATTTGGCTAGTTATATAGTCACCCCACTTTTCAGTACCAAAGAAATCTTTTAATTCTCTATTAACCAAGTTATAAATTTCTTCTTCGTATGCGTAGTTCTCGGCAGTTGAATAAAGACTTGTAAGGTTAGACGACAGTTCATCATCTAACTTAGAAATCATATCTGATAATTCATTTTTTGTGGTATTTTTCATGAATTCTTGGGTGATTATCTCACCATCATATTCTTCACCTTCATGTTCTACAAAAAACTTATGTAACAAATTATCAAAGTTTCCTTCATCTAATTCTTCGACCACCGTTGACACATCAACACTATCATTATTATACCAATCCGATGGTTCGTCTGACAGTACTCTTTTTGCAACATCTCTAGCGGTACCGTCCCTTCCTCTATCATCAAAGAACTCTGATAAATCATCTCTACTCATTATCATGTAATACTTGTCACCTTCTTTTTTTACATCAGTTAAAAATTCATCAACAACATAGTCAATTGTAGATTGAGGATTTTTGTTATACAGAATCTGAAGGTATGCTTGAGGTATTTCCTCCATAAAGAAATTCGTAACGTAATACATAGACACATCCATTTTCTTTTCCAAGAAATCGTAAAAAGAAATGTAGTCGTCGTTGAATACTTTTTTGACAAAGTCTTTTATCATACTGTATTCCTGCTCAATGAATAGGTCGTTTAATTGGTCGATTGTCATATCTATAAATATAAAAAAAGGGGAAAACTTCCCCTTTGATAAAATTAAAGAAAAAATAGTGTATTACTTTTTCTCGTAATACTTTTCTACAGTTTTCTTAATGGCGTTTTGCACCACTTGTGAAGCCGAACTCTGTTGTGTTTGAACAGTCTGTTGTGTAGCCTGACCCTGATTTTTGTTTTTACATCCGCAACCCATGATTATTTATTTTTTTTGGTTTTATTTTAGATTATATACATAAATATATTCGATTTGTTTTTACAGTAAATAATTCAAAAAAATAGGATTTTATTTATTTAGTTTGTAGGTTGTGGTTCCTGTGATATTCCAATATTATCAGAGATATTATAACCAAGAATTTGTTGATTTGGTTTACAACAATTTAAAAGATTACTTTGAATACTTCGGTTATTCAAAAGATTCTTGGGTATTGTAATATTTATCTTAAAACATTTTATGAGTTTGGGTAAAGTATTGTTAGAGGGTAGAAGGGAAGACTTCATTCAGAAGTACAGAGGTAAGTTCAATTTGGAACAATTGAAGAGTATTATCGCATCTGCCACTCAACTTTCACAGAATCTAAAGTTTATTGATTTCTTGGGTAGAAACATATCTCCTTTGAACTTTGAACAAAACTTACAGGATGCTGTAAAATTAGTCCCTGAGTTTGTTCGTTATCAAGAAAACTTACCGGTGAAAGATATTAATCAATATGAGAGTATTGAGCAGTTAAGTGACGTTTTATCTACCCATACCAACAGACAAAGAAGAGACGTTGAATACAACGAAGGAGCCGTTAAAATTTATGAGGACGACAACTTTGTTGTTGTAAGTCCAACAACTCATGAGGGTTCTTGTTATTATGGTGCTGGTACCAAGTGGTGTACTGCAACAAGAGACTCCACAAAACACTTTGATAGTTATAACTATAGAGGTAAGTTGTTCTATGTTATATCTAAAAAGATACCATCAGATAACAAATACTATAAGATTGCCATTTACAAATTATTTGATGACAGGGAGCAATACTATGATGCTGTTGATGATAATATTTCGGCTTATGATGTCCTAAAAGTATTTGGAGATACTTGGAAAAAAGTAATTGGGTCAATAAATAAATTTATGTCTGAGAACTATTCAGATAAACAAAAGATATGGTCTGACCAAGCTACTGCAAATGCGGAAGAACAAAGAATTCGAAAAGAGGCTGAAGCGGCTAAACGTAGAAGAATTTTGGCAAGACAAGAGGAACTCCGTGAGAGTGATGCTTGGGCTGAGGGTAATTGTGATGATATCATTGCAACATCAGCAAGGGCAGTTTACCAACTCATTCAATCGGAAGGTGATGTTGAGGAAGGGGAGGACATTTACTATTTGGTTCGAGAAGAGTATAACCACTATAGTTTACCAGTATTCAAGTGGATGGGTGAGACTCATAATAATGAATATGCTGTAGGGGATGATTCTGATGCTGATGAAGCTGCGTATGTAAACATAGATGAATTTGTTAGTGAAAACGGTATAAGAGCATTTAGAGAAGGTTTTGCCGATAATTACATTGATGTAAATGCTGTTACTTCTGTGGCTGAGGAATTGTATAATGATTGGGTTTCTGAATCGCCAGAAGATTATATAGATGAAGGTAGAAGACAACCAACTGAGAAACAACAACAATTCTTGGAGTTTTATAAAAAGAAACTTGAAGTTCTAAGAAAGAAATTAGAACAAACAACAGACCCAGAAACAAAAGAAGATTTAGAAAATAATATAACGGAGGTTGAAGGTGAAATTGAAGAAATACAAGAAAACCCTGAGGGTGACTTTACAGATGAAGATATTGAAAATGCGGTGGAAGCCTTAGTTAGTAATGTAGAATACGACCCGTTAGGATTTTTAAATGATTTTGATATGGAAGTTGAAAATTATATAGACAGGGAGGCTTTGGTTAAAGGAGTTATTGAATCAGATGGCAGAGGTGTTGGATTAGCCGGATACGATGGTGAGGAACACGAACAAGAGGTGTGTGGTGAAACGTATTTTATATACCGAATAGATTAATTCTATTTCAACTTTAAATTTTTTTATTTATACTATCCTATATGAATTTAGATTGGATAATACAAGACCCTATAGACTTTGAACACAAAGAATATGTTTTGATGGACTATACTCAGAAACTTGATGATGAGTTACGTGTGTTGAAATTATACCCATCGTTCCAAGAGTTATCTCTTCATTATGCCAACACCAGTGTTTTTTTAGAAAAACAAAAACTACTGTTATTAAAAAAAGAAGAGCTTGAACCCGACGAGGAAGTTCTCATATCTGATTTAGAATATCAGACGGTTGAGATTAATAACCAAGAAGAAAAAGATGAACTTATGAAGATTGCCAAAATGGCAAACACCAAGTTCAAAGAGTATTTTATGATTGCCAAGTCTGTTTGGCAAGTTGTTTATGATTCCTTAGATATGGAGTTTGTAAACATGTCACCAATTGAAAGATATGATATTGGATTCTTAAGGGTTAACTACGACTCAAAGTTTTTGATATTTCAATATCGTATTGAAACCACAATGGAAGATAACCCAACAAATAAGTGTAATGTTGAGCTTATCTATTCAGGAAAAAAGAAAGACTTTTATAAAACTGCGTTAGAAAATACAACCTTTGAGTTGACAGACTACTCTATTCCATTTTTTGATTTTACATCCAAACAAAAATTCCCTTTTGAGGAAAGTTTATTACCATTGATGAAGAGAAGAGTTCTCACTTATGTTTTTCAAACATCAAAGTTTTATAACTTTAAAAAGTAATAACATGACAATAAAAGAAATCATAGAATTGGTAAAAGAAAATCCAAACGACATGGAACTTGGAAGAAAAATTAGAAATTATGTCAACCAACACCTCGACAAAGAAGCCTGATTTAGTTGCATGGGATGATGATAAACAAAAATATGTTTCATCAGTATTACCGTATGCTACAAACGTTTCAGGTCCAATTATCAAATTAGACGACGTTAGTGGATTCAAAGAAAGAGGGGTGGACAAAGTTCAAAAGACATTCACCAACAAATACAAAGAATTAATTCAAGAGTACAACAACTTAGTTGACGAAGTTAACCTAAATGAGTTGATATATAACTCCAACTATACTTTTGAACCTGTTATCGGTGAAATTTATCATTTGTACCAAAGAAATAATGGAGAATATTTCTTATCTTTGATTTTACCTTCCGAATGGAATAGAAAACATATCATAACAGTTACACTTAATTCAGAGCACAAATGGGTTTCAATAAAAGAATTGTAGACAAAGAGTTGGTTATCAAAACCAAAGAAGAAAATCTCGGACAGTTGTTCCGTGCCGATGCCTTAATCTTTATGGATGGTTGGGCATCAAAATTTTATGAACTTTATCAAAAAGGATTGAGTAAACAGGATATTATCAAAAAAATAGAAAATGAATAAAGATAAAAAAACAACAAAAGAATCCACATTATCATCATCACTTAAACCGAAAAAGGTTGTAGGATGGTATTGCTTAGGAAGTAAAGACAGGATGAATTGTACTGCATTTACTACTTACAACAAACCTAACTTTATTAAAAGATTCTTTATGAGAACCTTACTAGATTTTTATTGGGTTAAAGACACAAACAATGACAAAAAATAAAAAACAAACGGCATTTGACCAGTTATTCACATTGGTAATTAAAAAATATGAAAATGTAGAATGGGTATTTCAATTCAATAATGATGAACCTATATTACTTGGACGACCCAAAGATGACACAAAAGAATTGATTTTGACCATTGGTAATAGGTCTGATTCTAATATTCTATTTAGTGATGGTAAAGGAAACACATTTAAAATTTTCGCAAGGGAGCAAACACTATGACAAACAATAAACAACAACCCCAACAAGAAAACCCTAATAACCAATTTAGCAATAGTGAACCTATGACATTCGCTCAAAAGGTTGAGTATGTTAAAAGTACGGAGATGACAAACAATAAACAACAAACGGAGATGAACAAAGAATTTGTACCCTATGAACTTGCTTTAGAGTTAAAGCAACTTGGATTTGATGAAAAGTGTTTTTGCAATTGGGAAGAGAGTTGGTCACCGGAACCAGAACACGAGATTAGAATGATTCTGACAACTGACCAGACATGGTTAAGACCCGGATGGGTACGTGCACCAACATTCTCACAAGCATTTAGATGGTTTAGAGAGAAGCACTATGTAGATTCTTATATTGGATTTAAAAAAGACACCGACAAAGAGTTTTCGTTTTACTACTACCAAATAAATTGGACAAAAGGATTTGGATTTGAAACTTACGAGGAAGCAGAACTTGCTTGTCTTAAAAAATTAATTGAAATAGTCAAGGGAGGTAACAAATGAAACTATACACTGAAGAACAATTGCTAAACACTGCTGAGGCGATTAGAGATTACCTTAAAAATTACCCAGAAAAATTCCACGAATCAATGATTGAAAAACACCTTAAGAATTTAGCACCCGTTACCACAAAAAGAACTCTCATTATTTACAATACCAAAGAAACAACAGAAGAAGAAGCAAGGCATTTATTAGAGATTCTAAATTGTGATGATTCAACATTGTGGGATAACGCAGACCATTGCGGAGTTCAAGTAATTGAAGTACCATTAACCTACGGACATGACAAACAATAAACAACAAACGGCAGTACAACTAATTATTCAAGCCTTAGATATTGAATGCAAATCAAGAGGAATGAATGTAAATTGGGATATGTATTTAGAAATGGAGAAGGAAAGAATTGAAGCTGCATACAACAAAGGAACAGTTCATGGAATTGATTATCCTGAAAGTACACTACCAATAACTGGTGAACAATACTACAACGAAACCTACGGAGGAGGTGAGCAATGAAACAAACTAGCAAAGATTGGTTACAAGAGATATTAGAAGCTAAAATCGCAAGCTTTCCAAAACCGAAAAAGGTTGTAGGATGGTATTGCTTAGGAAGTAAAGACAGGATGAATTGTACTGCATTTACTACTTACAACAAACCTAACCCCATTAAAAGATTCTTTATGAGAACCTTACTAGACTTTTATTGGGTTAAGGAATAATAACAATAAACAAACAAATATTATGAAAACAATCAGAAATACAAAAACTGGAGAAATCAAACGAGTCGACGACAAAGACGCTAACAACATGGTAGGAACAAAATGGCAAGGTTGGGAGTACTGTTCAAAGTCTCTGTGGAAAACAGAGGTAAGAGGTTCTGTGAAGGTGGAAAGTAAGAAAGTTGAAAAAAATACTTCTGAAAATCTATCTGATAAAAAAATTCGTAAAGAACGAAAAGACGCAAAATCACAAAAGTATGCCAACAGATGAGGAAAAGTTCTTGGCTAAGCTAAGACAACCAGTACACATTTCTTTCATTGCAAAATACCTTTTGAAGGTAGATGAAGAAGAGGCGATGGAAATCATCAACAAATACATCGAACTTGGTTTGGTGGAAGAAAGCGAACATGGAAAAGGATATTATGGACTCACAAACCAATGAAATAGAAAAGATGGTTAATCATCCTGACCATTACCGATTCGGTAAAAACAATGAATATGAAGCAATCAAAGTTATTGAGGCTTGGGATTTAGATTTCCATTTAGGTAATACTGTGAAGTATATCTCAAGAGCTGGGAAAAAAGAAACCGATAAAGAACTTCAAGACCTTAAAAAAGCATTGTGGTATCTACAACGTAAGATTGAACTCATTGAGAGCAAATGTTAACTTATTTGTTACTTGGTATGGTGTTTACGTTTATGGTAGAATCGATGCTCGTATACGGAATTGACGAAACTCGTCTAACAATCAGGGAGAGAGTCTTCACTGTATTTTTGTGGCCAGTTATGTTATTATACTTAATATTAGAATTAATTAAAAAATGAAGAATATAGAAGAATTAAAAGGAAAGATTTGGAACTCAGACACTGTTGAGTTTATGGACAACATGGAGGAGGGGTGTATTGACCTTATTGTAACAAGTTGTCCATATGGTGTTGGTATTGACTATGATAGTTGGGACGATGACAAAGAGTTTACGGAGTATATGAAGTTCACGGAGGAGTGGTTGACTGCAGCATACCGTGTGTTGAAAGACGATGGTCGTATTGCCATCAACATCCCTTACGAGATTAACCGCCAATCAAAAGGTGGGAGAATTTATTTTTCAGCTGAGGTATGGGCTGTTATGAGAAAGATAGGTTTTGGTTTCTTTGGTATCATTGACTTGGAAGAGACATCACCACATAGAAGCAAGACAACTGCGTGGGGAAGTTGGATGAGTCCTTCATCACCATACATTTACAATCCAAAAGAGTGTGTAATCTTAGCGTATAAAAAAGTTCACACTAAGAAAGTCAAAGGAACACCTCAATGGGAGTCTTGGGTTGAAATGATTGATGACCCAAAGAACCCTGGTCAACAAAAGAAGAAACAGATGTATGCTGATGATGATAAGAAAGACTTCATCAATTTGGTGTACGGACAATGGCATTACTTTGCTGACACCAAACAACAAACCAAAGCAACATTCTCAATGGACATCCCTTGGAAGGCAATCAAGATTCTATCATACAAAGAGGATGTTATTATGGACCCGTTCAATGGTTCAGGAACAACATGTTTAGCTGCTGAGATGTTGGGAAGGTCTTGGATAGGTGTGGACATCAGTCCGAACTACTGTGAAGTGGCACGAAAGAGAGTTAGGGAATACCAATTACAACAAAATCAACTTAAAATACAATTAGAAACCCCTACTAAATAGGGGTTTTTTATTTATGTGATATTTATTAAACATGGGAAAACCTTTCATACTTAATGAACAAGATAGACAACGTATAAAACTCTTATATGAGGATAGTGTGGAGTCTCAGACAAAAGTCCCTGTAATACCGAGAAACATCATTATTGGTGACTCTCAAACACCTTATGTTGATAACGCAACATCTAAAGCATCAAGAATTGGAACTACAGGTGGGGTTGAATCACTTTGGAAAGGTGGTATGGGTGTTAACTGGTTAAAGGATGCTGTAAATGCTTATCCATATGTCAATGAGAATGTTGAAAACGTCATCACAGTAATTGGAACTAACGGTAACTTCGGTAGGGTTTTTAATGATGATGTTGCGGGATTGTTCGCAGCAATCGGTGAGAAGTTTCCAAACACAAGAATATTGGTAGTTCAAGGTTCGTGGGGTTGGGGTGGTCTTGCAAGGACTACAGAAAAACAGGTAAGGGATTATTATAAACAATACAAGGAACTAGGAGGTATTTTGATTGAACCACCGATTGGTAACATAGAGCCACATGGAAACAATCCTGTGTACCAAAAAATTGGTTCAGCGATTGATTCTATGATTAGATAAAATAAGATATTTATAATAAAATTTGATTATGAAACAATTCAGAATTAACGAACAAGAAAAAAGTAGAATACTTGGTTTACACATCGAAGCCACGTCAAGACAATACCTAAAAGAAGATTTAAACAATGGTATGACTACTATTGAGAGATATAACTACAATAGGGGTATTCAGTGTTTCTTGAATAAGAAAAATGTAAAGGATGATGAAGGTAAATCACTAAAAATGGATGGGTCCATTGGTAATTTACCTAACTCTAAAAGTGCTCAAGCAGTTGCAAAATATCAGTCAATGATTAGGGTAACCCCCGATGGTGTTTGGGGTGAAGATACAATGGATGCGATGCCAGAAAAAGACAAAGTCATTTTCAAACAGTGTATGTCTGACTACGGAGATTTATTTGATAAAATTGCACATTACTTCGGTTGGGACTGATGAAGAAGTTAATTAAAGAATCGGGTCTACGTGACATTAACGCTTTGGCGAAAAGATACCCAAAGGCAAAGATTTACTTCCACCAAGATTTGGATGGAGTAACAACTGCAATTGCCATGAGAGAATATTTGGAATCCAACGGTATTAAAGTTGTTGGTTCTGAGGTTATCCAATATGGTGATAAAGAGTTTGCTGTAAAGAAACAAGATGCGACTGGTGATACAATGCCTGTGTTGGTTGACTTCGCTCACGGTAAACCGATGTTTGTTATCCATACAGACCACCACGATACACAGACAGGTGTTGAAAAAGATACTTCAGTTTCATTCAAACCATCACGTTCAAATGTAGCTACAATATCTCAGGTTGTTTCACCAAAAGAAATCTTCACACAAGATGATATCACTTTGATATCAACTGTGGATTCTGCAGACTTTGCAAAATACGGGTTGAAACCAAAAGACATCATGAACTTTATCTTCAAGTTAGATAAAGACAAATCATTACAAAGTAATAAATTCGCTTTAGGGCTAGCAGCTAACAAATTATTATTAGCTTATAAGAACAAACCAGGTTTCTTAGAAGAGTTGGTTATGAATGCATCACCATCTTTGTTGAATATCTTACAGAACACTAAGAGAATTGCTCAAGAGAAAAACTATGCAACTCCTGAGATGATGAGTTCAAACCAAAAGAATTACATTCAGTCTCAACAGAACAGTTCACGAGTTCAGTTTGAAGACGGTATCATCGTTCAGTACGGTGGTGGGGCATTATCTAAGCCAGGTGCTTATGATAGATACGTTCCGTTTGAAAACTATCCCGATGCTGACTTTTTGGTTATTGCATGGCCAATGGGATTGGTACAAGCGTCTTGTAATCCATTCAATAAAGAAAGACAACTCAAGGGTGTTAACTTGGGTGAGATTGCCGATGAGGTAATGTTGAAATGGAAAGGTCAGTTGGAAGATAAGATTATTCCTTTATCTACTATTAAGTGGGTATCTGAAACATCGGCTAAAGAAGGTTCTGTTGGATTTACAGATGCTGACCTTGAAGCATTCTACGGTGATAAGGTACGTGAGATTGAGAACGGTGAACAATACCTTTCATCAATCAAGAAGATAATGGCTAAACCATCAAAAGATTTAAAAGATGAAGAGTGGTCTGTGTTGGATAGGTTTGGTGTTCCTGCTTGGGATATGATTGAAGCGAACTCAGGTGGACACAAATGTATTACAAACATTTCAGCACTTAACTACTTCGGAAGGGCTAAGAGACCAAATCAGGACCCTTATAGATATAACCCTGAAGCGGACGACGCACCATACGTTAAGTTTGTTAAGATGATTCAAAGAGAGTTTGTGAATAAACTCAAAGAAAAAATCAATGACCAATCTGGTAACATAACAGAAAATGTTGATGTTAAAAAATATTATGTTGATAGGAGTAATATACAAGGTAGAGGTTCCTTTGCTAAAAATGATTTAGAAGAAAACGAAGTCATTGGTCTTTTACACACTATAAACAAACCTGGTGTTAGTTATGATTTTACAGATTTAGGTAAAATGCACAACCATAGTGATAATCCAAACTGTCACAATGTTTTAAAAAAAAAACAAAGATTTTTAGTGGCCTCTCGACCAATAAAAAAAGGTGAGGAGCTGACGACCAACTATAGATTACAACCAGACTTAGAGCAACCTGAACATTTCAGAGTAAATAAGTCAAACAAAGAAAGAGAAATGTTACCACACATTGATGGTTACAGGTCTTATAGTCCATTCCAAGATTTAGAATATATTATCGTGAATGGTAATGGTATTGACTGTGATGATATAGTTCATGACTTAATTTTGGTTGGTGACAATGGGGTTATTAAATATGGACCTAAAAATAGTGGGGCTCATTATTTGGATGATGCTAAAAAAGTTGTTGAATTACCACTTAGAGATAATGAAGACCCAACTGAACTTTTTAGTAGTGAATCAAATATGATGAATTGGTTGAACAAGAAGTTAGATAAAGTTGACGTTAACTTCGAAATCAGAAGAAACTTCTTCAATTAATTATTTTTAACTTTTTTGTCCCTGAGGGGTTGACAGAAACAAAAAAACATTTATAGTTATAGAACTTTTAAAGATTAACCGATATTTATTTATCACAATCAAAAAAAGTTTACAAAATTATTTGACAATCTGAAAACGATGTCGTAAGTTTGTAAAACAAATCAGAAACACGGAATCCAAATCTCACTATCCGTAGTTATAGAGTAAGTTTCTGATACGTTCTTTGAAAATTAATGGTTGAGATATCAACTTGTTTTTTGGTGACTTGTCACCGTGACCCCTTTTCTTTTCAAGAAAAGTTGATATCAAAAACCTTCGGCGGTTTAGCGTCGTTAGATAACCTCAGTAATGAGACTAAAAGGATGGAACTTAGATTAGCCTCTAAGGGAAGTTCGCAGGACGAGAGTCTTGACAACTAAACAAAGTGACTACGGTTATTGCCCCAACGACAAGTGTTGAGGGGGAATAATCACTCCGAGTCCGTGGAATATCGGGGTTGAGGTGGTGACACCAATAGGAAAAGTCACAGGTGACGGTTCGACACTCCCTGCCATGGGTTGTAGAGCTGGGTACCAGTCTCAAGGGTTTCCGAGTCGTACAAAAAGAGATGACGAAGTCCTGACAGACCGTGAGCTGGCAGGTTCACAGGGTGGTGTGAAGCATTTTGTTCCCAAAAGGAACGGAACTTCTCCCGAAGCACATCGTCCATTTATCCACAAGAGCTAACTTTATATGAAAATAAAGACAAAGCACAAGTTCTTCGGGCGTTGAAACTGAAAGGTGTCTAACACTTCAGGTCATCGGACTAATGGAGTCATAGGCGGACCGCAAGTCCTCTTATGTTAATCACGAAATACCTCGTGGGACGGCCATCCCTTAGTGAGCTCGCAAGGCTTAAGAGAGTAGAGTAACGGTTGAGTTGGTTTTAACGAAAAGAGTGGTGAACTTAAATTACCGACACTGACTCGATACTACGGGCAATCGTAGTGGACAATGTGAGGAACCAATATCTGGATAATCTCACGAAAGACGGGTCTTCAAAACGTGTAGTCTCAACGTATTTACACCTTCCTTAACCTCAGTCCAAAAATACTGAGGTTTTTTTTTGCTCTTATTTTGGTGGTACGGAAAATATTTGTATATTTGTACCACAATGAAGACAGTTAAAATTATCCATCCAAAGTTCGGCGAGGTTCTAAACGAGCAATATCAAGATGCGGTTCAGCACAAGATTTTCTTGACTATGATTCATTCATGTTTGGAATTGAAGCAAGACCTGACAACTTTCAACGGACGTGATTTCTTGATGCACGTTCCATTTGAAATTCTTCGTCAGAGTCTAATTCTTGGTAACGTTGAAACCGTTACACTTGGTGAATATGCTACAATTAAATCCAAAATGGAAGGTTGATTAAGTCGTATTTAATTTTTATACTTTATGTCTATGGGAAGAGAGTTCAAATGTGGTGATTGGGTTGTTATTCCCAAGACTAAAGAAATTAAATATGTTGAAGAAGTCGAAGTTTACGATGGGGATGCTGTTGTTTACACTAGTGATGGTTGTTCTTACGGTGTGGTACAGTGCCAAACGGTGCATCAGGCTTATGAGGCTGAAAACCGTTGAGTTCCT